TGGTGGAGCGTTGAACCCGACGTGGGTCGAGTGGCTCATGGGGTTCCCCGAAGGGTGGACCGACTCAAGCAGCTCGGTAACGCCGTCGTGCCGCACATTCCGATGCTGATCGGGAAGGCGGTGCTTGCTCAAATCGAACGGACTGCACATTGAACCCGGGAGACCTCGATGTCGATGCAGGCCAAGCTTGAGGCGGAGATGCGTGACCTCGGGGTCGCCCGATACCGCCGGCAGCTGACCGCGGCGAGGCAGATGGACGCCGAGACGTTCACGCCCACGGGACGCCGGCTCGTCGAGAACGCGATCCCCGAGATGTCCTCGGCCATCGTCGCGTGGATCGCCCAGGCGTCCAAGGTGGCCGGGCACCGGCACCGCTGTCTCGACTACATCGGGAAGTTCGAGCCCGACCGCGTGGCCAACGTGACCGCCAAGGTCATCGTGGACGGGATCGCCGCGTACCGCACGATCAACTCGCTGTGCGTGGCGGTGGGCCGTGCCCTGGAGGACGAGGACAAGCTGGTGTTCCTGCAACGGGAGCACGCCGGCCTGTTCCGGACCCTGAACCGCAAGATCGTGAACCAACCGACCGAGGCCTCGCGGGCGGGGTTCCTGAAGAAGGCGGCGAAGTTCAGCGGGATCGACCTGCCGATCTGGCCCGCACGGGACCGGGCGGCGGTGGGTCTCGTGCTGATCGAGCTGTTCCGCCGGCACACCGGGCTCATCGACATCGCGAACAGGAAGAACATCCTCGGCAAGGACGTGACGCTGGTCCGCGGCAGCGACGAGCTCATGCGGTGGCTGGCCAAGAGCCACGAGGCGAGCGAGGCCCTGCGTCCGGTGTACATGCCGATGATCGAGCCGCCGCGGAACTGGACCGCAACCCACGGGGGCGGTTACGTCGGCACCGAGTTCATGCTGAAGCCGCTCGTGAAGAGCGTGCCCCGGCGGGTGCTGAAGACACTCGATGACCAGGGCATCCCCGAGGTGCTCGCGGCGGTGAACCGGCTCCAGAGGACCGCATGGCGGGTGGACGGGTTCGTGCTCGACGCGGTGAAGGGGGCGTGGGAGCGTGGCCTGAGCATCGGCGAGCTGCCCCCGAAGGAACCCCGGCTGCCCCCGCCGAAGCCCGAGGACATCGCCACGAACCGCGAGGCACGCCGGGCGTGGAGCAAGAAGGCCGCCCGAATCCACCTCCAGAACGAGCACGAGCGGTCGAAGCAGATCGCGGTGGCGAAGACCGTGTGGGTCGCGGAGAAGTACCTGAACCGCGACATCTTCTTCCCGCAGGAGCTCGACTTCCGGGGCCGCATCTATCCCCGCCCGGTGTTCCTCCAGGCCCAGGGGGCCGACTGGCAGCGGGGGATGCTGACGTTCGCCCGGGGCGAGCCGCTCGACGACGGGGGAATGCGGTGGCTGCACATCCACGGTGCGAACTGCTGGGGCAACGACAAGGTCTCGTTCGACGACCGGATCGCGTGGACCGAGGAGTACGCCCCGATGATCTTCCGGTGCGCCGAGGACCCGTGGGCGAACCAGGAGTGGCAGGGGGCCGACAAGCCGTTCTCGTTCCTCGGGTTCTGCAAGGCGTTCGCCCGTGCCCACGAGAATCCCGGGGATCCCTGCGGACTCCCGGTGTACATCGACGGCTCGAACAACGGGCTCCAGCTGTTCAGCCTGATGATGCGGGACGAGGTCTCGGCCCGGGGCACGAACTGCGTCGCGACCGAACGCCCGCTCGACATCTACACCGAGGTCGCCTCCCGCGTGATCGAGCGGCTAAGGGCCATGCCCGATCCGCTGGCCGAGCGGTGGCTGGCGATCGGCATCGAGCGTGCCACGGTGAAGCGGCCGGTGATGTGCCTGCCTTACGGGCTGACGCCGTACTCGGCGAGACGGTACATCCGCGAGTGGTACCTGGAGCGGATCCGGGACAACAACCTGCAACACCTCGCGTTCCCGAACGACTCGTACTCGGAGCTGGTCTTCTTGACCCGGGTGGTGTGGGACGCGATCGGCGAGCGGGTGGGTGCGGCGAGGGCCTGCATGGACTGGCTGCGGCAGTGTGCCCGGATCCACGTCGATGCCGGGTTGCCGATCCAGTGGACGACCCCGACCGGCTGGTTCGTCCGCCAGGCGTACGGCAAGCTCAAGGTCATCAACGTCAAGACCGCGATCGGCTCGTCCTACCGGCAGCACCGCATCGCCGACGAGACGGACATCCTGTCCCGCAGCCGGAACATGAACGCGATCAGCCCGAACTACGTCCACTCGTGGGATGCCTCGGTTCTGGTGACCGGCCTGAACAAGGCGGCGGAGCGGGGGATCACCTCGTTCGCCGGCGTGCACGATGCCGTCGCCACCATCCCGAACCAGGTCACCGCGATGTCCGAGTCGATCCGGGGTGCCGCCTACGACCTGTTCTCCGGGGATGTCCTGGAAGGCACCCGGCGGGAGTTCGAGGCGTTCACCGGCCTGTCGTTCCCGAATCCACCTCCGCAAGGGTCACTTGACGTTTCGGGGATTATTGATGCAGAATACTTCTTCGCATGACCGATGCACTGTCGCCGCTAATGCGACAACGCCACGAAACACTGAGGAAACACCATGAAACCGACTCTGACCACGCCGAAGGGAATCGCCCGCTACCCCCGTCTCAACGATCCTGACTGCCGCTTCAGCCCCGAGGGCGTCTACACCGTGACGCTGCGGGTGGCGAAAGACGAGGCCATGCCGCTCGTCACGAAGCTCGTCAAGATGCTGGAGGACTTCTACGCCGCCGAGTGCAAGGACAAGGGCAAGAAGCTCAAGCGGTTCCCGACCCTGCCGTGGGGACCCGCCAAGGACTGGGACAAGGAGAACCAGGAGGAGGTCGCGGTTCCCGGGTTCATCGACTTCCGGTTCAAGACGCCCGCCAAGGGAACGACCAAGGAAGGCAAGCAGTGGGAGCGGAAGGTCGCCCTGTTCGACGCGAAGCTGAACCCGCTGCCGGCGGACAGCGATCCGGTCGGCGGCGGCTCGGTCATCCGGGTGTCGTTCGGGCCGAACACCTGGAACGTCGCCGCGACGGGCGTCGGCATCAGCCTGCGTCTCAACGCGGTGCAGGTGCTGGAGCTCAAGACCTACGGCGGATCGGGCAGCTACGGGTTCGTCGAGGAGGACGGGTTCGCCGTGAAGGCGACTGCGGCCGCGACCGACGTGGGCTCGATCTCCAGCCAAACCGAAGACCCGGACTTCTGATTGCTGCTCGACCTGAACATCGAGCCGACTCCGTGCCCGCGGCCCCGGGTCGGACGCCATGGTGCCTACTACCCCTCCCGATACCGAAATTGGAAGTCCAGCTTCCGAAACCTGGTGTCTAGGGCAGCACCTGACGTCCCGATCCGGGGCCCGGTTTCCGCCGTCATCCGCCTGCTGGTGCGACGCCCGCGGAAGACCTCGCTCGGGTGGCCGAAGCCCGACGTGGACAACTACGCCAAGAGCGTGATGGACGGCCTGAACGGCATCGTGTGGGAAGACGACTCGCAGGTCATCGAGCTCCGGGTGGTGAAGGCATGGGCAGCGCCGAACGAGACCGGGAAGGTGCAGATCGAAGTGTGTGCGTTGGGCATGAGCCCTGCCCCGCGTGCGGCTCGAAGGACAACCTAGCCCGCTACAGCGACGGCCACGGGTGGTGCTTCGGGTGCGGGCGGTACGAGCGTGGTGACGGCGAGATCGAAACCGAAGAGAGGACAGGGACCATGGAAGGTCTGCTGGAAGGAAACATCCAAGAGCTTCCCCGCCGACGGATCGAGCGGGATACGGCCGCACTCTGGAAGTACCAAGTGTCCAGCATGAACGGCAGTCCCGTCCAGGTCGCCAACTACTGCGACGACTCGGGGACGGTGGTGGCCCAGAAGGTCCGATTCCCCGACAAGAAGTTCATCATCCTGGGTGACGCCCGCAGGATGGGCCTGTACGGCCGGCACCTGTGGAAGAGCTCGGGCCGCATGGTCGTCGTGACCGAGGGCGAGATCGACGCGCTGTCGGTGTCGCAGGTCCAGGGGAACAAGTGGCCGGTGGTGTCTGTGCCGAACGGCGCTCAGGCCGCAGCCAAGGCGGTGAAGGAGAACATCGACTGGCTCGAGGGTTTCGAGTCGGTCGTCTTCATGTTCGACATGGACGAGCCGGGCCGGAAGGCCGCGGCCGAGTGTGCCCTGCTGCTGACGCCGGGCAAGGCGAAGATCGCGACGCTTGGGCTCAAGGACCCGAACGAGCTGCTGGCCGCCGGCCGCGGCAGCGAGATCATCGACGCCGCGTGGCAGGCCCGCCCGTTCCGGCCCGACGGCATCGTGTGCGGTGCGGACCTTTGGGAGTCGGTCTCGACGCTGGAGGAGGCCCCGGCGGTCCCGTACCCGTGGGATGGCCTGCAACGGCTGACGCACGGGCTGCGAAAGCGTGAGCTCGTCACCGTCTGCGGCGGCTCCGGCATCGGCAAGAGCAGCGTGACCCGCGAGCTCGCGTACCACCTGATCCGGCAGGAGTATCCGATCGGATACATAGCCCTTGAGGAGTCGGTCAAGCGGACCGCCCTCGGGCTGATGGGGCTGCACCTGAACGTGCCGCTCCACATCCACCGCGATGGGGTGAACGACGAGTCGCTCCGCAACGCATTCGAGTCCACGGTCGGCAACGGCAAGGTCTTCCTGTATGACCACTTCGGCTCGCTGGATTCGGGCAATCTGCTCTCGCGCATCCGTTACATGGTCCGCGCTCTCGGCTGTGACTTCATCTTCCTGGACCACGTTTCGATCATGGTGTCGGGACTTGATACGGGAGACGAACGTCGGCTCATAGACAACACCATGACCGCCCTGCGGTCGATGGTCGAGGAGCTCGGGTGCGGTCTCGTGCTGGTGTCGCACCTGAAGCGGCCCGAGGGCAGGGGCCACGAGGAGGGGGCACAGACATCGCTCGCCCAGCTCCGGGGTTCGGCCGCGATCGGCCAGCTCAGCGACATGGTCATCGGCATCGAGCGGGACCAGCAGGACGAGGAGAAGAAGGACGTCACCACCGTCCGCGTGCTCAAGAACCGTTTCAGCGGAGAGACGGGCAGGGCGTGCGGACTCAAGTACCACCGGGAGACCGGACGTCTCTCGGAAACAGAAGCCCCCTCGGGGGCAGAAGAGGATGAGTTCTGATGGAAGAGTCACGCGACAACCAAGGCGGCAGTGCATACGACCACATCTGCCCGAAGGTCATCACGCTCGGTGCGATGAGCCTGTACTTCATGGACATCGGCAAGGCCCGATGGGCCTCGGTCGCCCGCGAGGCGTCCGACGAGATCCTGAGGCTGCGCATCGAGCGGGAGTGGCTGCGGATGATGGTCCGCCTGCTGTCCCGCGAATCGGAATCGACGGACATGGTGCGGAAGGTGCTCGGGGAGTTCATCGAGAAGCTCGAGTCCGATGGCCGGCAGGATCCTCCGTCGTCCGGATTCAAGAAGTACCGCAACGCTTACCTGTACGGGGCCGGGATGGCCCGCCTCGGCCGCCTCGGCCGGCATGGGGACGGGGAGGTGTCCCAGTGAAGTTCACCGGCAAGCTCTGGGAGACATTCCACTCCAATCCCTCGTCAATGCCCGACGCCGACCTCCGGCTGCTGATGCTTGACCTGCGGAGCAAGACGCTCAGCATCAACCATGACCTCCGGCACATCGAGCGGGATGTTTCTCCGCAAGACCTGCCCCGGGTGCGGCAGCTTGACGGTGCCCTTGCCGAGTGCGAGATGGCTGCGGCCGCCATCATCTCGGTGCTGGAGTCGCGGCGAAAGAAGGCGGGCTGATGCACGTCGCCTTCATCGACCTTGAGACCGACGGTCTCGTGAACGAGTGCAGCCGGATCGTGTGCCTCGGCAGCAAGCACAACGACGGACCTGTCAGCATCTGGAGCGACCCCGAGACCATCGGCATGGAACTGGCCAAGGTGGCCGAGGCCGACATCGTGGTCGCCCACAACATGCTGGGGTTCGACCTCCAGGTCATCCGGAAGCTGTACCCCGGGATGGACTTCGGGAGGAAGTGCCTGCCCATGGACACGATGGTCATGGCCAGGCTGGTCGAGCCCGACGTCCGCGAGACCGATTACGCCCGCCCGGGTTTCCCGAAGGACCTGCACGGCAGCCATTCCCTGCGGGCGTGGGCCCACCGCATCGGCATGGCCAAGGGCAACGCCCTCGACGAGGTGACCGACTTCCGCAACCTGCAATTCACCCCGGAGCTCGGGGAGTACTGCATCAAGGATGTCCAGATCACGGCGGCCCTGTACCGTAAGTTCCGGTCGGAGATAGGAAGCGCGGCTTGCTTACCGCTGGAGCACCTGTTCGCCGAGTGCATCGTCGAGCAGGAGGTGAACGGGATCGGGTTCGACGAGGCCGCGGCGGCGACGCTGTATTCGCGGCTGGCCAAGGAACGGCTCGACCTGGTCGAGGACCTGGTCCGGCTTGTGCCGGCGACCCGGATCCAGATGAAGACCAAGGTCAAGGAGGTCCCGTTCAATCCGGCCAGCCGGCAGCAGATCGCCGCCTACCTGAAGTCGCTCGGGTGGGACCCCGAGGAGTTCACCCCGAGCGGTGACCCGGTGGTGAACGAGACGGTGCTGGGTACCCTCGAGTATCCGATCGCCAAGCGGATCTCGCACTACCTGCTGGTGCAGAAGCGGCTCGGGATGCTGAGCGAGGGCGAGGAGAGCTGGATGAAGCTCGCCAAGGGAGGACGCATCTACGGACGGGTCAACCACAACGGGGCCGTCACCGGACGGTGCACCCACCGCAACCCCAACATGGCCCAGGTGCCGTCTGTCGGGAGTCCCTACGGCAAGGAGTGCCGGAGCCTGTTCGTCGCCCCTCCCGGCAAGCTGCTCGTGGGAGTGGACGCTTCGGGCCTGGAGCTCCGGTGTCTTGCACATTACATGGCGAAGTGGGACGGCGGCGAGTACGCCCGCGAGCTGCTGGAGGGCGACATCCACACCGCCAACCAGAAGGCCGCCGGGCTGCCCACCCGCAACGACGCCAAGACCTTCATCTACGCCTTCCTGTACGGGGCCGGCCCGGCCAAGCTCGGGTCCATCGTCGGCGGGGGAGCTGCCGAGGGGCGGGCGTTGCAGAAGCGGTTCCTTGAGAAGGTTCCTGCTCTTGGAAGCCTGAAGACGGCGATCGAGGACGCGGTCTCGAAGCGGGGCTACCTCATCGGGATCGACGGCCGCCGGCTGCGGGTCCGTTCCAAGCACGCCGCCCTGAACACCCTGCTGCAATCCGCCGGTGCGGTGGCGATGAAGCAGGCGACCGTGACCATGCGGTCGAGCCTGCCGAAGGATTGCCTCCAGGTCGCCCACGTCCACGACGAGGTCCAGTGGGAGGTGCCCGAGGATCGGGCCCACGAGGTGATCGGGGTGGTCAAGGAGTGCATCGCGTCGGCGGGACGGGAACTTGGATTCAGGATCAGGCTGGACGGCGAGGCGAGGTCCGGCCGCAACTGGGCGGAGACGCATTGAAACTGACACGCCGGAAGTCCGGGGGACCGAGGGACCTGTTCATCGCCTATGTCGCCGGCCTGTTCGACGGCGAGGGATGCGTCTGGTGGAACGAGACGCCCCGGGTCGCCATCACGTCCTGCTACCCGAAGCACCTCGTCGAGATCAGGAACCGCATGCGCCTCGGCAGGATCCGCTGGATGCGAAGCCGATCGAGCGACCGTCGCTCCTGCTTCCAGTGGGAGGCGACCGGCAAGGACGCGATCAAGTTCTTGCAGGCCATCGCCCCGCACATGCGGGAGAAGCGATACCAAACATCTATCATCGCCTCGATCGTGATCGCTCCGCCGAGGAGCCACCTTCGGAAGGTGCTGATTCACCTGCTGGCGAAGGCCAAGAGGATCGACCATGCGTAACGAAGACGACTTCACCAGCGAGCAGCTGCTCGACATGCTGACCAAGCGGTACGACTCGTTCGTCTTCATCGGCGTGCAGCCGAAGACCAAGAACGCGGGCGACCTCACCTTCTGCACGGTCGGACACATGCACGAGTGCATCGGACTCGCCGCGATGGCGGGGCGGCTGATGACGCTGGGCGGGGAAGGGGTGCACGAGTGAAGCGGGTCCATGCGTTGATTGACGCGGACATCCTGCTGTACCAAGCGAGCTCGATCGTCGAGACGGCGACCGACTGGGGCGATGACATGTGGACCCTGCACGCCGACGCGGGCGAGGCCAAGCAGCTGTTCGACATCGCGATCGCGGACATCCGCGACGCCCTCAAGGCGGAGAAGGTCACGCTCGCGTTCAGCGACCGGAACAACTTCCGCATCCGCCTGTACCCCGACTACAAGGCGAACCGGACCGCCAACCGCAAGCCGGTCTGCTATGCCGAGGTGAGACGGTATGCCCTGACCGCATACACCTGCATCACCTACCTTGGCCTCGAAGCCGACGACGTGCTGGGCATCCTGGCCACCGCACCGCGGCAGCAGTACCGGCCGGTCATCGTGAGCGAGGACAAGGACTTCAAGACCATCCCCGGTTCGCTGTACAACCCGCGGACGAAGGAACGCTTGCGGATCACCAAGGCGATGGCGATCCGCAACCACTTCGCCCAGACCCTGACCGGGGACCGGACCGACAACTACCCCGGATGTCCCGGCATCGGCGACGTCAAGGCGGGCCGGATCCTCGACGAGGACTGCTCGTGGGATGCAGTGGTGAGGGCGTTCCAGGCCGCCGGCCTGACCGAGCAGGACGCCCTGGTGCAGGCCCGCATGGCGAGGATCCTGCAACACGGTGAGTACGACTACATGAACGCGGAGGTGAAACTGTGGACGCCTGGAAGGAAGTCAAGGACTCGGGTACCCGCGAGGACTTCAGCACCGGCAGCCGCCGGGACACCCGCTCCGGCAAGGGACGCTACGACCTGCTGAGCCCGTATGTCCTGGAGCGTGACGCCCGGCACATGGAGAACGGCGCCGTGAAGTACGGCGACCGGAACTGGGAACAAGGGCAACCGCTGTCGAGGTACTTCGACTCGGCGGTCCGTCACCTCGTGAAGTACATGCAAGGCCACCGCGACGAGGACCACCTCGCCGCCGCCCGCTGGAACATCGGCGGCCTCATGCACACCGAGCTGATGATCCGACGCGGCGACCTGCCCGCCGAGCTGAACGACCTGCCGAACTGGGAACGGCTCCCGGAAGGTGAAGGCTGACCCTTATGGAAATCCCGCCCCTTCCCCCGCTGTCCAAGGAACTGATCCGCGCACTCGACGTGCGATTCCCCGATCGCTGTCCTGACCTGTCCATGACCGATCGGGAGATCTGGCACTACGCGGGCCAGCGACACGTCGTCGAGTTCCTGAAGGGGCAGTACGAGCTCCAGCAGGAGACCAGGTTCGACAATGTGCTTCATGAAGATGCCTAAGATGAGCGCCCCGCCGGTCGCTCCGCCGACCCCGGCACCGCTGCCGCCGGCCAACCCGCCTGCGGTGGGCAAGCTCCAGCGGAAGTCGTCGGATGAGATGACCAACCGCTCCGGTTCCTACCGCCGCGGCAAGCAGGCGCTGACCATCCCCGTCGGTGGCGTAGGCTCGACCGGCACTGGGGTGGGGTACTGAACATGGAGTATGGCACCGCGGCCAGCCTGTACTCGGATCTTGAGTCCGACAGGAACAGTTACCTGCACCGGGCCCGCGACTGTGCCAAGCTGACCATCCCGATGCTGTTCCCTGACGAGGGGACCACCTCGGCCACGGCGTTCGCCTATCCGTTCCAGGGACTCGGGGCCCGCGGGGTCAACCACCTCGCCTCCAGCCTGCTGATGTCGCTGCTGCCCCCGAACCAGCCTTTCTTCCGGCTGGTGCTCGACGAGGAGGCGGTCCGTCAGCTTCAGGGGATGGACGAGTACAAGACCGAGATCGACCAGACGCTGAGCTCGATCGAGCGGGCGGTCGTCCAGGAGATCGAGACCATGGCCATCCGGCCCGTGGTCCACGCAGCCCTGAAGCAGCTCATCGTCGCCGGCAACTGCCTGGTGTTCGTGGACGAGCGGAAGATGCGGACCTTCCCGCTCGACCAGTACGTCGTGAAGCGGGACCCTTCGGGCAACATCCTGCACATCGTCGTATGCGAGTCGATCAGCCCGTCGGCCCTGCCGCCCGAGGCGAAGGAAGCGGTCGCCCAGAAGGAACCCAAGTCCAGCCACGACAATTCGCTGGAGCTGTTCACCTGCATCCACCGCAAGGACGACGGCCGGTACGAGGTTTACCAGGAGATCGAGGGTGTGGTGCTCGAAGACACCCGGGGCAGCTACTCCGAGGACTCGATGCCCTGGCTCGCCCTGCGGATGAACCGGGTGGACGGCGAGTCCTACGGCCGCAGCTACGTCGAGGAGTACCTCGGTGACCTACGGTCGCTGGAGGGGCTCACGCAGGCGATCGTCGAGGGATCGGCCGCGATGGCCAAGGTCCTGTTCCTGGTGAACCCGAACGGGCTCACCCGTCCCGAGGTCCTAGCTCGCAGCCCGAACGGTGCGATCCGGGAGGGCATGGCTACCGATGTCACGGTCGTTCAAGTTCAGAAGCAAGCGGATCTCGGTGTGGCGTTTCAGACTGTCGGTGCCATCCGAGAGCGGCTCAACTACGCTTTCCTCCTCGCGGAAAGTACTATTCGCGATGCTGAGCGTGTTACCGCGGAGGAAGTCCGTCTCACGACGGCGGCGGTCGAGCGGCAGCTAGGCGGCATCTACTCGGTGCTCAGCCAGGAGTTCCAGCTCCCGCTGGTGAACCGGCTGCTCGACGTGATGAGCAAGGCCAAGCGGCTCCCCAAGGTGCCGAAGCAGTACGTCAAGCCGCTCATCGTCACGGGCGTGGATGCCCTAGGCCGGGGCAACGACCTCCAGAAGCTCGACGCCTTCCTGGCCGGCATCCAGCAGACCCTCGGGCCCGAGGCCGTCGCCCGCTTCGTGAACGTCTCGGAGTACATGGCCCGCCGTGCGGCCGCCCTGGGCATCGACCCGAAGGGGCTGGTCCGCACCGAGGAGGACATGGCCGCCGAGGCCCAGAACGAGCAGGCCATGGCCATGACCCAGAAGCTCGGCGGACCCGCCATCAACGCAATCTCGAAGGGGGTCACGGAAGGCTCCCTCGATCCCTCCCAGCTCGCGAATGCCGCGTCGATGATGACGCAGGCGCAGCAGTAAGGAACCATGGAAACCTCAGTCGAAACCGTCCAGATCACTCCCGAGGAGGCCGCGAAGGTCACCCAGGAAGCCGCCGCCGAGAAGGCCGCCCCGGCACCGGAACCGCAAGTCGAGGAGCAGGCAGAGACCGCTCCCGCCGAGGCCGATCCTCCCAAGGACCTGAAGGTCCCGGACCCGCCGAAGGAACCCAAGAGCCCGGCGGACAGGTTGTCCAAGTTCTCCGAGGAGTTCTCCGCCGCCGGCAAGCTCAGCGACCAGAGCTACGGCGAACTGGAGAAGCTCGGGTACCCGAAGGACTTCGTGGACACCTACATAGCCGGCCAGGTGGCGATCGCCGAGCGGGCCCAGCAGGAAGTGTTCAACTCCGTGGGCGGCGCCGACTCCTACCGGAAGATGACCGAGTGGGCTGGGTCGAACCTGAGCGAGGACGAGGTCAAGGCGTACAACGCAGCCGTCGAGAGCGGCGACCGCAACCAGGTCATGTTCGCCGTCAAGGGACTCCAAGCCCGGTTCCAGTCGTCGCGTGAACCGCAGACCCTGACCGGATCCTCCTCGAAGGGTGCCCGCGGGTTCCGGTCCTCCGCCGAGCTGGTCGAGGCCATGCGTGACCCGAGGTACCAGAAGGACCCCGCGTACCGGGCCGACGTCGAGCGACGCATGGCCGTCTCCAACATCTGAAAGGAACCCATGAACGACAAGAACAAGAGCTGGAAGACCACCGCTTCCGGCATCGTCACCATCGTGTCCGGCCTGCTGTTCCTGTTCTGCCAGTTCACCGGGATCGACGCCCCCGTGGTGGCCGATGCCGCCGGTGCCCTGGCGATCCTGTCCGCCGGCCTGACCGGGCTGTTCGCCAAGGACGCGGCGGTCACCGGACTCCCGAAGTGATCTGGATCGTCAACTTCGCCAGATGGATTCTCGAACTCGTGGTCGGTCGGGTTGTTGACCATGCCAGCAAACCTGTACAAGCTCAGGATGCTCGCCCCGCTCCTGGCGACGTTCGCCGTCGCTTCATTGACCGGGTGCGAAGCAAAAAGAGTGGTGTTCGTCCACCCGACCGACCATGACCTAGTCAGGCTCGGCCCCGACGTCCGGGGCCGCGTCTATTACTGGAACGGCTCCCAGTGGGAGCTGTCCTCCAACTCCGTGCGGCTCCCCGAGGGGTGGTACGCCGGATATGTCCCGCCCGAGGGCGCGGACCGCTGACCCCTCACGCCTGAACCGGCAAGCGACCGGGACCTAGCCGCGGCAGGTCCGCTGTAGCCCATCGGCGACGGCACCGTTGTCCATTCCCATTCGCAGACACTCACAAAGGTCTTTCCCATGTCTGTTTCCACCGTCAGCTTCCTTGGCCAGGCCGAAGCCGCCAACGCCAAGGACGCGCTCTTCCTCAAGCTCTTCGCGGGCGAGGTCCTCACGACCTTCGAGACCGCGACCGTGATGAAGCCGCTTCACACGATCCGCACCATCACCTCGGGCAAGTCGGCCCAGTTCCCGGTGACCGGCGTCGCGACCGCCAGCTACCACACGCCCGGCGACGACGTCGCCGTCGATGGTTCGTACCTGAACCAGATCAAGCACAACGAGCGGCTCATCGCGATCGACGATCTCCTGCTCGCCTCGACGTTCGTAGACAAGCTCGACGAGATGAAGAACCACTACGACGTGCGTTCGATCTACTCGACCGAGCTTGGCCGGGCCCTCGCCAAGACGTTCGACAAGAACCTGATCGCGGTGGCGAGCCTCACCGGCGCTACCTACGGTGGCACGGACGGACAGGTGTTGACCGCTCGTGCCGGCGTGGCCGACAACCCGGCCGGGTCCTTCATCGCGTCCGACTTCGGGGCCACGAACACCACCTATGGTGACATCCCGACCTCCAAGGCTTCCTCGTTCGTCAACGCCATGTACACCGCGGCGGCTACCCTTGACAAGAACAACGTCCCGACCGAGGATCGTTTCACGATCGTCACCCCGGCGACGTATTACAACATCATCAACTCGAGCGACGGTCGCACTGTCATCAATCGCGACTTCGGCGGCGGCGGCTCGTTCCAGGAGGCCAAGATCGCCGAGATCGCTGGCATCCGTCTGGTGAAGTCGAACATCGCCGGACAGGTGTTCGGCCGCAACCTCGGTGACGCCAACGGCGCAACCAAGACCGCGGGCTCCGGCGGCGTGAACAACGTCTACGGGGCGAACTTCAAGCGGGTCTGCGGCGTGGTCTTCCACAAGAGCGCCTTCGGCACCGTCAAGCTGATGGACCTCTCGATGGAGTCCGGCTACGACATGCGGCTCCAGGGTCACCTGATGATCGCCAAGTACGCGATGGGCAGCTCGTGGCTCCGGCCCGAAGCCTGCGTCGTCCTCGCTCACAACGCGGCCGTCGGTACCACCTGACCTGACTGACAACTGAACGGGCCCGGTCCCTTGAGTGGGACCGGCCCTATTTCCCTTACGACTCCGCCAAAACGCCTACGGAGAGACCATGCCGCTCGGAACCACATCCAAGCTCCAGGCCATCAACATGATGCTGGGGACGGTGGGCACCGCCCCGATCAACTCGCTGACCGGGGCCAACTCCGCCGACGTGGCCATGGCCCAGAACATCCTGGACGAGATCTCGGTCGCGGTCCAGTCGCAGCGGTGGCACTTCAACACCGAGACCGAGGTCGAGATGTCGCCCGACTCCTCGAACGGATCCATCGCGATCCCGCCGAACGCTCTCACGGTGGACGTGGACGACACCGTCGAGACCGATGTCGCCATCCGGGGCGGGCGGCTCTACGACAAGAAGACCCACTCCTACGTCTTCACCGAGCCCGTCAAGGCCAAGATCACCTACGCACTCGAGTGGGACGACCTGCCCCAGGCGGCCCGCCACTACATCTCGATCCGTGCGGCTCGAGTCTTCCAGGACCGATCGGTCGGGAGCGAGAAGCACCATGCCTTCACCCTGCGTGACGAGATGATGGCCCTGGCCACCCTGAAGGACTACGAGGGCGAGACCGCCGACCACTCGATCTTCGACCACCCCTCGGTCTCCCGCGTCATCGACCGCCGCTACCCCTACCGAGTCATCGGCTGAACCATGGCACTGCTCTCCCTGACCATCCCGAACATGCTGAACGGGGTGTCGCAGCAGCCCGACCAGCTGCGGTTCCCCAACCAGGGTGACATACAGGAGAACGGCTACAGCTCCGTCGTGGACGGGCTGGCCAAGCGGTACCCGACCGAGCATGTCGCCCGCGTGGTCACGGGTGCGGTCGGTCCCTGCAAGGTCCATACGATCGTCCGGGACGACGCCGAGCGGTACGTCGTGGTCGTCACCGACAACGAGATCCGGGTGTTCGACGAGAACGGCGTCGCCCAGACCGTCACCTATGCGACCGGGGCGAGGGACTACATCAACCTGGACACCGGGCAGGACCCGTCCAAGGTGTTCAAGCTGTGCACCGTCGCCGACTACACCTTCATCGTCAACACCTCGAAGACGGTGGCGATGGACACCGCGACGACCGCGGCCCTGACCGAGCAGTCGCTGATCTGGGTCCAACAGGGGGCGTACAGCACCAAGTACGCAGTGGCCGGGACTCCCAGCGGAAGCCACACGACCGGAGCCGGGAACAACCAGGTGACCGCGACGGTCGATGGGGAATCGTTCACGTCCGTGTCCGAGGCCGACACCACCTACATCGCCGCCAAGCTGTCTACTGCCCTCACCCTGCCGACCGGTGCCACGAAGTCCCGGTCGGGATACGCCATCCGGATCGCCAAGGGGACCGCTTCCAGCATCGTGATGAGCGTGACCGACGGCGTCGGGGGCGGGGGCCTGAAGCTCGTGACCAAGAGCGTGCCCTCGATGGAGTCGCTGCCTGAGCTTGCCCCCAAGGGGTTCAAGACCGAGATCGTCGGCAGCGAGTCCGGCAGCGAAGACAACTACTGGGTCGAGTTCGACAACGACCAGGCGTCCGCCGGCGACTTCGGCAAGGGATCGTGGGCCGAGACGGTCGCTCCCGGGGTCGCCTACAAGCTCAACGCATCCACGATGCCTCATGTGCTGGTGCGGACCTCTGTCAACTCGACCACGGGCATCGCCACCTTCGAGCTCCAGAAGGGTACCTGGGCGGACCGCGAGGTCGGAGACACCACGTCCAACCCCGACCCCTCCTTCGTCGGCGAGAAGATCAACCAGGTGTTCCTGTTCCGGGGCCGGCTGGGGCTCCTCGCGGGCGAGAGCGTGGTCCTGTCCGAGTCCGCCGAGTACTTCAACTTCTGGCGGACCACGGTCACGGCGGTGCTGGATTCCGATCCGATAGACGTCACGAGCGGGTATCCGGCCGTCACCACACTTCGCCACGCCATCCCGTTCGACGACCGCCTCGTCATCTTCTCCGACCGGGTCCAGTTCGTGCTGACGGCACCGAACGTGCTGACCCCGTCGTCGGTGCTGATGAACGTGGTCGGCAGCTACGAGAGCCTGCCGGGTGCCGCCCCCATCCTGGTCGGCGAGCAGATCTACTACGGGTTCGACCGCGGCGGCCACAGCGGGGTCCGGCAGGTCGTCGCGAACGCCGAGGACACCGCACTCCTGCTGTCGCCGGACATCTCGGCGAACGTGCCCAAGTACATCAAGGGGAAGGTCACGGAGCTGGTGGGGTCCTCGCACGACAACATCGTCGTCGCCATGACCGACTACGACCCGTCGGTGCTGTACGTCTACAAGTGGCTGGACATCGGACGGGACCGGGCCCAGTCGAGCTGGAGCTCATGGACCTTCACCGGGGCTTTCGTACGCGGGGCCAGCTGGATCGAGTCCACCCTGTACCTGGTCATCGAGCGGCCGCAGGGGCTGTTCCTGGAGAAGATGACCGTCGAGCCGAACCGGGCCGACCCGCAATCGAAGTTCGTCGCCGCCCTCGACCGCCGCACCGTCCCGACCTCGAAGACCTACAACGCGACGACGAACCAGACGACACTGAACCTGCCGTACAACGTCCACAACTCCGCCCGGATGCGGGCGGTCACCCAGGCGGTCGAGCAGAGCCAGGACTACGACTTCGGTGCCAACTGGTCGCAGCCGGCACTGGACCTCGACGGCAACTCAGCGAACATCGACCTGAACTTCCTAGTCAGCACCCGCGAAGGCGGCTACCTGTTCAGGGTCGTCTCCGCGTCCGGCTCCACCATGGTCATCTCGGGGAACGCCATGGACCGGCCCGTGTGGGTCGGGGAGACCTACGACTTCCGCTACCGCTTCTCGATCCCGTACCTCCGGCAGGACCAGGAGCGGACCGGCACCTCGATCACCACGGGGCGGCTCCAGCTCAGGAACATGTCGGTCCGGTACGCCAACTCGGCCTATTTCAAGGCCACCGTGACGCAGCGGTTCGGTGGGGGATCCTACGAGAGCCTGTACACCGGGAACCTGCTGGGAACCGGGCAGTCGATCATCCACGGCATCACGATCGACAGCGGCAGCTTCCGCATCCCGATCCTGGCTCGCAATGACGAGGCGGTCATCGAGCTCACCTCGGACTCGCACCTCCCGTGTGCGTTCGTCGGGGCCGAGATCGAGGCGACCTACGACGCGAGGACCCAGCGTGTCTGACGCATACGTCGATGTCGTCCGTGACGGGGACTGGAAGCGTGTCCTTACGGACATGAGATCGGCAGACCGGGCGGAGGTGGCCGCGTTGGGGGTGGATGCCGAGACGGCGCTGCGAGGGTCGATCGAGCTGAGCGAGGCCGTGTACACGATCCGGCAGGGCGACGACGCCCTGGGGATGTTCGGTGCCGGCTCGAACGGTGCCGTGTGGCTGCTCGGGACCCCGGGCATCGAACGCATCCGGTTTCGCTTCCTGCGGGGGTGTGCCCCGTGGATCAACGCGCTGCACGCGGTCTCCCCGATCCTCTGGAACTGGGCCGACTCGCGGAACACCCTCCACCTGCGGTGGCTACGGTGGCTCGGGTTCAGGCTCGGCGTGGAACGCCCCATCGGGGTCAACGGCGAGATGTTCATTCACTTCATCAGGACCAAGGAACATGTGTGAGATCACGACGGCACTGGCGGGGATGACCCTGGCTGGGGCCATCGCCACACCGATCATCCAGGCGAGGGGCCAGAAGCAGCTCGCCGACGCCAACAACCAGACCGCGAACCAGGCTTACCAGGTCAACCTCCAGCAGGTCGCCTTGCGTCAGCAGCAGGAGCGTGACCGTGCGGCACAGGAGATCGACGCGGTCGCCCGAAGGTCCCTCCAGGCGAGCTCGGCCTCGTTCGCCTCGGCAGCCGATTCCGGCGTCATGGGCAAGTCCCTCGACGCGATCATGGCCGACTACCGCCGACGCGAACTCGAGTTCGTGGACCGGACCCAGCGGCAGGTGCTGTCGAGCACATACCAGCTGGAGATGGAGAAGCGGGGTCTGCAAGCACAGACTCGAGGGCGGATGCTGACCGGCCCGAACCCGTGGGCGGTCGGCATGGAATCGTTCGGTGCCGGTGCCAACGTGCTGGCCAACACCAACTTCGCCAACGCACTGGGCATCCAGTGGAACCGCAACGTCCGGCCCGCAGAAGACTATTGACATGGCCAAACAACGCATCAACCCCGAGGGGGCACCGGAGCGATTCACGCAGCCGGTCGCCTCGCCGGTGGACATGTTCTACCGGCCGCAGCCGAACGACTTCCTGAAGGTCGCCCAGGGTCTCGGCTCGCTGGTCCCGGGACTGGCCCGCCTGTCGGACTCGATCATCGAGTCGGTCGCCAAGCGAGAGGGCGTCGAGGGCGCCATCGAGGGTGAGCGGGTCGCCGGCCTGCCGGATGCCAAGGGAGAGGTCCGTCAGCAGAAGGTGGCTCGGGCGATCGAGGACAGCGGGGGCCTGAACCCTTGGCGTGCCCAGTCGCTGCTTGAGTCCTACGGCCGCAACACCGTGCTCCAGCAGTACAGCCGCCGGCTGGAGCAGGAGTTCGAGGACCTGTCCAACCCACTCGACGCCAACGGCCAGCTCCGGCCCGCCGACTACGCCCAGAAGCGGATGGCGGAGATCTATGCGCAGGCGTCCACGGCGATCCCGCAGAACAGCTACTACGCCCGCAAGGCCGCGGAAGCGACCCGGTCGGAGATCGACCCGGTGTTCCTGTACAAGGTCGGGCAGGCGTACGTCAAGAAGACGAAGGAAGAGCACGAGCGGCAGTTCGTCAACGAGGCCGTCAACGCCCTGGAGGACGGCGGATACGACGCTTTCAAGAAGGCCATCCCGGACCTGTCGAATCGGTACTACCGGGAGACCGGACGGAGCGGCAAGGACCTGGTGGCAACTGCCTTGATAACCCAAGCGAGGATCCGGGCACGCCGTGGGGAGGTCGGTGCGGCCGTGTTCATCCAGGAGGTACTTGACGAGGGGATCGACGGCCGCCCGCTCGACGCCACGGTGCGGGCGACTCTGGAAGACGCGATCGACATCATCGGAAAGATCGAGGAACAGTCGCTTGCCACGTCGGCCGCCAAGGAATCCAAGGCCATCGTGGCTGTCCGCCGGAAGATCAACGAGTGGCTGGAAACCGGAACGTACATCCCGGACCGGGATGAGCTGATCGCCAAGGCCGACGAGCTCATGGCGGATCTCGACCCGAACCTGCGGTCCGCCATCAGGGGCGAAGTGGTCAAGCAGGCCCGTGAGGATGCCAGCTCGCTGAACCGGGATCGGCTGTCCTCGGACGAACTGTCCGCTGACCCTGATTACGCCTTCAACCTCCGCCAGATACTGGAACGGCTGTCTCCGGACCAGCGGTTCAAGATGCTGGTCGAGGAGCGGAACTCGGGCCGGATCACGAGGGGGCAGTTCGCCGAGCTGGTGCAGTTCTCAGACGGGATCTCCGACATCTCGAAGGAGTTCGACCTGCACCTGAAATCGGTGATGGGCTCTTTCGTGGACGGAGAGGCGTGGACCGGGATCGACCGGCAATTGATCTCTCCGGACAAGCGACCTGCACTGGAGCGGATCACCACCGGAATCCATCAAGATGTCGTCAACGAGGCCATGCGAATCTCCCGCGACCCCGAGCTGCGTGCGATCCAGGACCCGCTCGTGCGGTCCATGGAGATGAACAAGCAGCTCTCGAAGTTCGTCACGGAGCGTGTGGCAACGGCCCGGGAGCAGAGCAAGGACATCCTCGGGAAGTCGGACCGATCGACGTTCTACCCGAACGTGATGAAGACTCAGGTGGATGGGACGGACATCCCGGATGCCGTCAAAATCATCGCGGCCGAGATGGGGCTGGAACTGCAAGACCCACTGAGCGGCGGCACGAATCCCGATTACCTCAAGGTGGCACAGAGGGTCCGGACCGAGTATGCGGCCAGGGCCCGGCAGTGGTTCGACACGCAGATCGAGTCCGGGTTGGGTACCGACGAGATCATGGACGCATGGGACAACGGCGGCAGCTCCGAGGTGCTGGACACCGTACGCGAGCAGTTCGGGTCTCTTGAATCCCTCCGCAAGATGAAGCTGGAGACCGCGGTTCCTCCCGACCGGATGCAGGCCATGCAAGTCCGGGAGCGGGGATACGACCGATCCAAGAAGGCCGATGCATCGTTGGTCTCGCTTGCGGAACCCGGGCTACAGGCCCCGATGGCTTCCGGCTGGTTCGAGCGGATGTTCGACGCGAACCTCGACCAGGAAAGCCGCCTTGCCGATGCGGTCAGGGCCGCACAGGACTACAAGAAGGCCGCGACGCCTGAGAGCGAACAGAAGCTCGATACGGCGTTGAAGTCACTGAACCGATCGGCGTTCGCCAACATCGACCGACTCCGGATGCGTCGGGACATGGAAAAGGACTTGAGGTTCACCGAGGCGGGCGTGATGACGTACGGTCTCATGAAAACCCCGGGACAGTCGAGCTTCAATCCTGATGCGCGAATGACGGCCGGATGGTCTGCCGACCAAAGCATGACCCGCTCCTACTGGGCGTCGAAGATGATCGTCGGCTACAGCAAGACCGAGCGGGATTCCGGCAAGACCGCCGAGGGGCTGGCCCTCACGCCGGCACAGTGGAACCCGCAGGTGTTCAAGCTGTTCGTGGACCAGGCTGACCTCGACCGTGCGATCGACACCCGGGAGATCTACGCCGTCTATGAGAGGGTCCGCAAGGATCACCCGATCGAGAGCGTGGCCGACCTCATCAACCTACAGGCCGCACTGATCGCGGGCCGCACGCCGAAACCGAAGACCACCAAGACCGCCCCAGCAGAGCCGGCGGCCCCGCCGCTTCCTCGCGAAACGAGGACAACGAGGGCACCCGGCGTGATTGAACCCATGTGGCCCGTCGAGTAGGGGCCGTCACGACCTTTCCCGCCACTGAGCCAAAGCGCTCCTGGCGTGCCTGACAACAAGACTGAGCAATCCGGAGCCGGAACCGAACAATGAGTCAATTCGCATCGCTGGTTGCCCCGAGCGGGGTCCGTTCCTCATCTGGAGGCATGTCGCAGGACGAGATCCAGAAGCCCGACTGGGGTGCCATGGATTACGCCTCGGACGCGGCCCTGGCGATCCCCCGCGGCCTGCTGGGCGGTGCCTCGGACATCGTGAACCTCGTCGGGCTGCCGTTCGGCGAGCAGGTGGTCGATGACCGCTTCGGCCTCATGGACGAGTCCGAAAGCATGTTGGGCTCGTTCGTCGAGGGTGCCTCCAGCTTCTCCGTCGGGTTCGCCCTCGGTGGCGGTCTCGGCGTCGGGGCCAAGGCGGCCAAGCTGACCGGGCTGACCGGGGCGGTGGCCAAGGCCGGCACCTGGGTCGATGACGCGGCCCGGGTCGCCAAGTTCTCGGGCAACGTCGCGAAGGCGGACAGGTACGCCAAGTACGGGACCGCCATCCGCAAGGGCGGCAAGTTCATCGAGCAGGGGGTCTTCAACTCCGCGTTCGCCGACTTCGTCTCGTTCGACGGCAACGAACAGCGGCTGTCCAACCTGGTCGAGTCGTTCCCGTCCTTGCAGAACCCGGTCACCGCCTATCTCGCCGCGGGCGAGGACGACGGGGAGATCGAGGGACGGCTCAAGAACATGCTGGAGGGGCTGTTCATCTCCGGCGGGACCGAAGGACTGTTCAACCTGATTCGGGTCACCCGGGCCGGCTCGCGGGCGAAGGCGGTCGGGCTCGACGCCGACCGTGCGATCGCCGAGGAGTACGGCAATATCCGGGTCGAGCAGCGGGAGACCCTGCGGACCATCGCCCCGAACCTGACCGACGACCAGGCCGACGTCGCCAACCTGCTGATCGACAAGCAGGGACTCGACCGGCGGAAGCTCCTGCTGGCCGGCGAGGACGTGGCCACGGAGATCACCCTGGCCGCGGGTGCCAGCCCGGTCGGCAAGAAGGGGCTGTCGCACTTCATCGAGGACGGGACGGCCATCGTCGCCCTGTTCTCGAAGGCGGACATCTCGACGGTGGTGCACGAGCTGGCCCACGTCGCACGCCGGCAACTGCTCGACCCCAGCGTGGACCCCGCCATCAGCGGGATCTCCGAGGTCGAGCGGCTCATGCTGGAGGACTGGGCCGGAGCCCGCAACGGGTGGAACGTGGCGGCAGACGAGAAGTACGCCCGGGCCATCGAGCGGTACGTCTACGACGGCAACGCACCGCGTGGCATGGAGCGGACCTTCCGCTCTCTGACCAACTGGATGCGGAACATCTACCGCGACCTGGAGGGGTCCTCGATCGCCGATGCGGCCCCGAAGCAGGTCAAGGACATCCTCGGGAAGATGCTGGACCAGGGACCGGGAGTGAACCCGAAGCTCGCACAGGCGATGGGGGCGTCCCGGGCGGGTGGTGCGGGGACGCTGTTCCAGACGGAAACGCCGGAGTTCAAGCAGTTCTTCGACGGCAGCAAGGTCGCCGATCCCGAGGGGAAGCCGCTGGTCGTGTATCACGGAACCGCGTCGGTTGTAGATAAGGACGGAAAGCCTGCCCGGTTCATGTCGCCTGCTTATGGAGACGGATTCGAGGAGTTCTCGGAGTTCCTGCCCAATAGTCACTTCGGCACTGCAAAAGCCGCGCAGCACAGATACTCAAACCAGAGCCCAACGGCGTACTACGGACAACACACGCCCGGACTTCGCGTCTATCCCGTCTACCTCTCGATCAAGAACCCGCTGCGGGTATCAGACGCCGCTGCTTCGGAAGAGGCGTCGTTGTTGGGCGAGATCATTCGCTCGCAGAAAGAGGGGAAGCTCACTGAGATCGATCTCGACACGGCGAGGAATGAAGGCGCGTACAAAGCGGTTGAAAAGGCGGGATACGACGGGCTTGTCTATAGGAATCTCATTGAAGATCCGGGCAACGACTCTTGGGTCGCCTTCAAGCCTGAGCAGATCAAGTCCGCCACCGGCAACCGCGGCACCTTCGATCCTGACAACCCGAACATCCTGTTCCAGGACGCCGATCCCGTCCGGGCGATGGAAGATGCATTCGGGATCAAGCCCGAGGACGCCACGGCGGAATCGCGGGTTCCCGAAGGATGGCTGGAAACAGGGGGCACTGGTCCGGCACGCAAGGCACAACGCGGCGTTCGGGCACGCGGCCCCGAATCCATGATGTCGCAGATGGCAATGGGCCTTCGTCTGCGGACGGAGATGACGGCCGAGGACATGGCGTTCGCCACAGACCTGATGAACAGGTTCGGCATGGCGAACTTCGAGAACATCGCCATGCGGTTCAAGAAGATGAACGGCCCTGCGGGTCAATACAACTTCTTTCAAGAACTCTTGACGATTGCCCGAGGCCAGAACAGCGATCACCTGAGAACGACGTTCGTCCACGAGGTCTGGCACGCCATGAGCACCAGGCTGGACGACACCACCGTTCGCGAGATGATGGAGGACTACAAGAAAGCGGTCAACCGGTGGTCAAAGAAGCTCGGTGTGAAGATCACGGATCTTCGGCTTCCTCCCAATGCGATGCACCCGAAGGTCAAAAAGGCTTTCGACGCAGGGGAAATTGACTGGAAGACCCTTTATTCGCTCACCAACTTGGACGAGTGGGCCGTCGTAAACCTGACGACAGCGACCGAGCGACGCCTTGAACTGAGCAAGGACACTGAATCCGTCTTCGGAATGGCCCGCAAGCTCGTGGCTGACATGCTTCTGGCGATCAAGAAAGCATTTGGCTACGGACGGTACGAGCAGATCGCCAAGGAGTGGGTCGAAGGCACCTATCGGAAGATGCCGGCCATCGAGGTGGCAAGGGCAACCGACATGGAACGAAGGGCGTTTGACCTGGCGAAAAAGCCCCGGCCAACTAGTGTAACCCTGTTTCAGTCCGAAGACCAGCCACGCCAGCTCGGCACCTTCTACTCCAAGCTCCAGCAGACCATCGACTCCGCACCCCAGCGGAAGATGACCGCGGACCAGCTCCGGGGGATGCTGAAGACCGCCGGCGTGAAGGACGAGGAGATGTTCTGGTCGGGCATCGACGATGTGCTCAAGGCGGGCGGTAAGGTCGATCTCGACGAGGTTCGGGCCCGCATGACCCCGGTGACGGTCACGGAGACCCTGAAGGATCCGGCGAAGTGGGCGACTTACCAAGCCGAGCGGTTGGTGGTTCCGGGCGGGACGGAGCAACGAGAGTTGCTGTTGAGATTCGGGGGAACGGTTGATCCGGCGGGGTTTGTCCCGAGGCCGGATGATCCCGAGCGGTTGATCCATCCAGACTTGACAGGGATCGAGATCAGGCGGAACGAGGAGGCTTCTGGCTTCAGCTGGTCCGTGTACAGGAACGGTGGATATCGGGGTCGATACCTACAGGAACAGGCTGCACGGCTGAAGGCGATCGAAGAAGCCCCGGCACTATTCAAAGGCCCCCACTGGGACGAGTCGAACGTCCTCGCCCACGTCCGCTTCAACGACCGCACCGGGCCGAACGGCGAGAAGATCCTGTTCATCGAGGAGCTCCAGAGCGACTGGCACCAGCAGGGCAGGGAGAAGGGGTACACCAGCGACATGACTGTCGAGTCGCTGGCGGACCGTCTGAAGTTGAACGAAGCGAAAACTGGCTGGATGGGTAGTCGGCTTGACGTGACTTGGGACGACCCCAGCCGTCCAAATGCGGTGAGCAAGAACTTCTACCCGCAAGACAATTGGCAGCTTTCTAACAAGGAGCGGGAAGAATGGGAGGCCGGAGGGGATTCGCGGGCAGCTTTAGAGTTGAAGATCAAGCGGCAAATCGCGGAAGCAGAGTTGAAGACTGTCAGGCAAATGATGATCTCCGACGCCCCCTTCAAGTCCACCGACGCCTGGACCGGGCTGGCGATGAAGCGGATGGTCGCGTGGGCCGCCGAGCGTGGCTACGACGGCATCGCGTGGACGACCGGCAAGCAGCAGTCGGATCGGTACCGCAAGCTGCTGGAGGAGAACTTCGACCGGGTTGAGGTGCGGCCTCACAGAACCGACATTGAGGGTGGAACGGCCATTGTCGTTGGATTCAAGGGTGAGTCGCAGACCTTCAGTCAAGAGTTCGGCCGGAAGCGGCTTCCCGAGGTCCTCGGGAACAAGATGGGCAACGAGGCCATGGAGCGGCTGACGGCCGGCGAGAAGTCCGTCGTCTTCAAAGGTGACTCGCTTTCGCTCGGCGAGGGGCAGGGCTACAAGGTCCACTACGAGACGATCCTGCCGAAGCAGCTCAAGGAGATCGGGAAGAAGTTCGGGGCCAGGGTGGGGGAGGTGGACTTCAAAGAGCGAAGCAAGGCTGCCAGCGAAATGAAGGGCATGGCAATCGAGGAAAGCTCTATTCCTTCCGAGGATAGGGTGTGGGAAGGAGACAGTCCTGAGCGATGGATGCTTGATGCCTTTAGGTACAAGTTGGACCCGAACTATGGAGACAAGTATGAGTCTCAGTCTACCTATTTTGAGGCAGACGAGGATGCGGTTGACTTTGCCAAGCAGATCGAGTTCAAGTGGATAAAGCTCTTCGACGTAAACACCGACGACTCGCCCGTTGCCATGGGGACGATCGACGTGCTGGCTGCGGTCATCACCCATAACGGACGGATGTATGTCAGCGATGCGCAGTTTGGGAAGTACAGCGATCTCGATTTTGAATCCAGAGGCCTGTCTTTCGCCGAAGTGCAGTCTTTGGACGAGGCCAAGCAACGGCTTAGAGCGGAAGCTGTTTCCACTTTGGGCGAAGAGGTATTGAAGACGACCAGGCAAGATCTAGGTACCCAGCCCTACTTCCCGCTGACGAAGGAGCTCAAGGAGTCGGTCCTGTCCAAGGGCCTGCCCCTGTTCCAGGCCGAGGAAAGCCCCTACGCCCGCCAGACCCCGAGCTCGGCTCCCGACCTGGGCAAGCCGGGCGGAGACCCGGACGCACCGATCAACTGGGGCCGGTTCACCACGGTCGAGGAGACCGCACGGTGGATGGCTTCCCGCCGTCCCGAGGTCAACTACCGCAGCATGACCCGGGAGGACTTCATGGCCCGGGCCACCGAGAAGGCCAACGAGCTGGAGGGGATGCTGGAACGGTCCTCGGCCGATGACTTCCGGCGTGCTGTCCAAGGTGGTCACCTCAGCAACTACGACCTCCAGCAGTTCCTGGAGTTCGCCGAGGGTGTCCGCATCACCGCCTCGCGTTACGCGAGCGATCTGCACGCAAGTGCCAAGCGGATTGCGACCGGCGGTGCGACCGACGTCGAGCTCGCCAACTTCGTGGCCCTCGAGTCTCGCAGCGATCTCCTACTGGCTGCCACCAAGCAGAACCAGGCCGCCGTCGCCCGTGCCCTGAACTTCAAGGGCGTCACGATCAACCCGAGGTACAACCGGAATCCCCGGCTGTTCCCGGAGCTGCCGACGCCCGGTTCCCGTCCTGCGGAGACTCCTGCACCGGCACCGATGCCGATGCCCGAGGCGGCCCCGCGTCCCGCCGAGATGCCGGCTCCCGAGGCGGCTCCTGCACCGGAACCGGCTCCCCGTCCTGCGGAGACGCCTG